TGCGAAGCGCAGGTTCAATGCCGACTTTGAGAAGGACATCCTCGAATTCCTCGATTTGAAAGAGGAGGACGAGGCTGAGCCCGAAATAGTCGGTGAACTGCGCGCTGCTGCAGAGATTTGGCAGGATGCTACTGAGGCTGTAGCTCACGGTGGACCCGAAGAACTCAGGAAGGCACCTAAACCATGTGCATTTGATGGTCAAACTTGTGCATATGGTGACAGGTGTGTTGCTGAGAGATTTGTGTCCACGGAAGACCTGAAGGAGACTGACGAGTTCGGAGTACCTACCGGAAATCACACTATGTGCTCTCTCTACCATGCTGAGTTTGAGAGTTGTAGTGCGAAATTCGATAAGTACTTTGGGTACGTCAAGGAGTGTGCGGAGGCGGTTCGTGGCAAGTTCTCTGATGCATGGCACGCCATGAAGGAGATATTTGTCAAAAACCGTTTGCTCGTAGGCATAGCCATCACCGCGCTCACCACCACTTTAGGACTCAGCAGTCTCTATTTTAGACTTCTGCGATCTGATTGTCCGTTGAAGAACTCCACTAGTGTTGACGAACTGGAGGGATTCTACGGATGCGAAGAGATGCAGAGGGATAATTGTGACTACTGTCGTATCCTAGATGTGACGAAGTGGGTGGAGACCGAGGGAGGTCTGCGTTCGCGCCACCAGCCTGGGACTTATTCCCATGCGCGTGGCTTGACGCAGGTCTGCCTCGATAACTACTTCATTTTCGACGAAGAGGACATCACCCGCCTGACTAAGCTGAACAAGGAAGCTCACAAAAGAGAAATAACCAATGCTGGTTACTTTGCTGCTAGGCAGGTGTGGTGGGTAGAGGACTCGCTCCTCTACGGTGTTGCTAAAGGACTCATTACCAATGAAGAGATGGAGAAAGCAATGAGAACCATTGAAACTCATCGTCTCATCTTGAGTAATTCAGCAACCGCTCATTCCCGGAATGAAGGCAGTAAACCACCTGCCAAGAATGTGATCGCCCACTCCAACGTGACCAGGACGAAGGCAGCTGCAAAACCCGCAGTTGCCCACGGCCCACCCTACAAGTTTCTAGAGAGAAGTGATGATACCGTCGCGAAAGAACAGGTTCGAAGAGTACAAGGAAACAACCAAGTCCAATTGTGCTTTCAGAAGAGCCGAGATGGAAAGACCTATTACACGTATGGAGCAGGAACCTTCGTGCAAGGAAAAGTTCTCATGTGTACTTACCATCAAACTCTGGACGTCGAATCGATTCATGTGCGTGGTGCCAGTGGGTTGGAATGGAGTAAGTACGAGATGAAAGACCTCAAAATCACTCGTCTCGAAACTCTTGACCGCCCCACTGACATTTGTCTCATCACTTTCGTTAGAGAAGCAACTCGACCATCGATTGTGAAGTACTTCATTGATAAGCAAAACGCTGCGGTTCTGAACCGTGTAGATTGCATACTCTTTGGAGTTCGACACCTGAATGATGATGACCGACCTACCTACTTTAGCGACTGCACATCTATGTGTAAACTTGAAGGACAGACCGTCGAGTACAAGGATTCCCGTCAGGAAACCTTTGTACTGCCTACTAGTTTTGGATACAACTTGGTTACCAAGCCTGGTGACTGCGGTGCGTTGTTGGCTGTGCGATCAAACACAACTAATAACAAACTTGCAGGCATGCATGTCTGTGGTACGAGTACGACTGGCTATTCCAACATTATCACGAAGGAATTGCTTATGCACGGACTGGAAAAGCACAATGCCAAACAGCGACATTCAGTTGATGGTGCGTGTCCAGTGGCTCACAATGGTGTGGAATTTTTCCGTACCATGGAACCAACGGACATACCTCGACTGGGTGACGCTGTTGTCTTGGGAGAAGTTCAAGAACCCAGGAGGGCAGTCAAGACAGAGTTAAAACCCTCACTCATCCACGGAGAAGTCACAGCATCGATCACGAAACCCGCCCACTTGAGTACCTTCACTCTTAACGGAGAGCAAGTTGATCCGATGGAAAAAGGCTTCAAGAAAGTTCTCTCTGTGCAGAAACCAATGAAAGTGTCCGAGTCGTCGATTAAGCGTGCTGTCCAGGATGTGAAGAATGTACATTCTGTCATCCCGGATGGTGCGATTACTCGACTTCTCACACTTGAGGAATCTGTGTGGGGAAATGAAGAAGCTGGTATCAACGAACTCAACCGTAAGACGTCACCAGGTTATCCATATGTTCTTTGGAACAAAGAACCTGGTAAGAAGACATGGTTGGGTAGTGGGGACGATAAGTTCATATCTGCCGAACTCCAACGCGATGTCGAAGAACTTGAGAGCCATATCAAGGAGGGCCGTCGCGGAAACGCCGCGTATGTAGCAACCCTCAAAGATGAGAGAAGACCCATAGAGAAGGTAGACGCTGGGAAAACACGCGTCTTCGCCGCTGCACCGATGAACCTCTCCATTCTGGTTAGGAAGTATTTTGGTGCCTTTGTGGGAGCTCTCACTCTCAATAAGATCGACAACGAAGTTGGAGTGGGTACGAATGTGTACAGTCCTGATTGGAACAAGACCGGCGAGTACTTAAGATCGAAAGGTAATAAAGTGATCGCTGGAGATTTCTCCAATTTTGACGGCAGTCTACGTCAAGATCTCCTCTGGGAAGTCTTCGATGTCATGAATGACTGGTACGCAGATGAACACACGACCGAGCGAACAGTGCTTTTTGACATGATTTGCAATGCAGACATCGTGTACAAGGGCATGCTCGTAAGGCTCACCCACTCTCAACCATCCGGTAATCCCCTCACAGTGATTATCAACTCTATCTTCAACCAGATCGTGATGCGCATTGCGTACTATGAACTGGTGGAGGAGAGAGGTGGTTTTCGCTCACAGGTGTCTCTTCAATGTTATGGTGATGACAATGTTCTTAACATTTCGGATGAAGTGATTGATCAATACAATCAATTAACTATCACCGAAGTGCTAAAGAACATCGGACTCACCTATACGGACGAAGGGAAAACTGGCGAGATGGTGAAATACCGGACACTCAGTGACGTTCGTTACCTCAAGCGCAACTTTCACCTGACCCCAGCTGGCTTATATGAGGGACAACTTCCAATGGAAGTCGTTCTTGATATGACCAACTGGGTGAGGGGGACTGATGTGCATGCGGCAACTCGTGAGAATCTTGAGTCGGCCTACAGCGAACTATGCCTATTCTCTGAGAAAGAGTACAGAGCGGTTTCACATCGCATCCAACGTGCGGCAAGTTTTGCTGGAGTCTACACTCAAGTGCCTGAGTACCACGAACATCGACGAAAGGTGGCAGATCTTATCTGCTGGTGAGAGAGG